ATGTGTGCAACCAATGCCGGGCAGTCCCGGATCAAGTTCATAGCATATCGGCCCATTGCAATGTTAGACATCTGTAGGCCAGTTGATTGCTCGTATTGGTCTAAGAGTGCGGACAGGTCTTGATAGTGAACCCGTAACAGCTTGGAGAAGTCTTGCATCGAGATCCCGTGCAGATCCACGGACGTAGACTTGTTGATTTTGACATTGATGGTTTCGGGTTTGTAATCGGCTAATGACATTTTATATTACCTTCGTTGGTTTGATTAACGATGATAATACAATTTGCAGAGGAAAGAAGAAAGCGCCCGAAAGCGCTCTCTGTATGGTTTACGCGGTGAATGTAATCGCGGAGGACGTTGTAGATGAACCGTCGCTTGCGGTAACTGTGACTGTGGCGGTACCCGCGGCGGCGCGGCTGACTGTTGTTGCAGCCTGACCGGTCGAGTTGGTGGTACCAGTTGTGGCGGATAGTGTTGCACCGGACACTGTGGCGAATGTAACAGTGTCACCAGATACGACGTTGCCTTCACTATCGCGAACAGTTGCAGTTACTGTGACATTAGCACCCGTTGCCGCCGTTACTGCACCCAGGGCCAAGGTGACTGTGCGAGCGTTGGCAGAGCTTGTATCTGTGTCAGTGTGTACTTCAATGTATACTTTCTGACGGTTGGCCATCTTCAACGCTGTGAAGCTGAAAGACATAACCTGCCAGTCGTCACCCTTCAACGCATAATCACCGTCTGGAGACAATGCCACTTTCGGGAAGAAGTAATCGCGGTTATATCCTTTAGGGTTGTCAGATTCAAAACGTAACTGACCATAAATGATCGAAGACTTACTGATCACCAGGGTGCGTGACTGTGCGGAGATATTGTATTGCACAACCATCTGCTGCGCGTCGCCTGCGAAAGCGGTTGAATCTGGTTCGATGTAAATGCGACCACGTTCCAAGTCCACTTCATAGTTGCCTGTTGCGCTTACAACAGAGACGCCTACGATAGTTGAGATGTCGCCTGAGCCAGTGGAGATAGATACATCAGCATCAGCCACGCCGACAACAACAGACGTTACGTTGCGGGCTCCGTTAGGGAAGTCAGAAGACGCCCCCAGTTGATAATATCGGCCGCGTTTTGCCGTAGTGAACAGGTCTTGCGCGCCGGTTGTCTGCGTTTGAACTGTCGCGTCTTCTTCGCCCAGGAAGAACAAGGCCAAGTTTTCCGCCGCGATATTATCACAGGTAAATGTGCCGCCGTTGGTCACTTCCAGCAATACGCGGTCATCCATATCACGGAAGCCACTTTCGGCAGAGTAGTGATCCAGTGTGCTGGTATCGGTGGTTACTGTGAATTCTGGCGTATTGCCAAAATACAGCTCACCATTCTTGACTGTATCCGTGCCGCTTGTGAACTGGCCAAAACTGACACGGCCACGGCCAACGGTATAATTTTGATCATTATCGTACATATTAAGCCTCTTAATTAGTAGGATTTTCCAAATCAGATATCAGGTCAACCTGGATCGGCAAATAGAAATAAGCCGTCGCTGATAGCCCTTCATCTGGTGGTCTAACGATTGGCTGTGCCAGTGTCATTCCATTAATCAAGCCACCCAGGCGATAAAGCGTGGGGTATTTAGGTTTCCCGTTCGGGTTGAGAGCGATCACTTGAGCCAATCGCGCCTCAACATCTGCGAGTAATGAATAAACCGGATCAGTTGGATTCTCCTGATCGTCTTCTACCCACCCCTGTAATAGCAAGGTCCAGCTATCCATGCGTACTGTTTTCTGCTCGTCGGCGTAGGTTCCATAGTCAACAGGCTTAGACTCCAGTAACGACAACGCTGGGATCTCCGTTTCGGCCCCAAAGGATGTACGGCCACGGTATACCCGATCACCGATATCATTCTCGAAGCCATTCGCAACGGTGATCCCCTGCAAGTGGGTTGTTAACCGTTTCAAGATCTGCAACCGTTTATGATCGGCCATTATTCACTCAACCTTAAAAATTGACGGGTAAATTCATTGTTCAGCAATTGTGCAATCTCCGGCGTTGTTTCGTCTGCCACTGACCGAAACACCTGATCGACAGAAGGCCCGTACAACAGGGCCACCTTGCCGGGGACTAGCCAGCTTTGATGTGTGGTTCGCTTGTCAACGATCCGCTCCCCAGCGTTCACCCGTACCGCAAGGCCAACGTTATACTGGTCTTCGGTCATACTGGCACCCTTGCGGAGCTTAACCAGCCAGGCGCGTTTTAAGAACGTCGAACGGCCTTTCTTCACTTTCACTGTAACGCCGGCTTTCCCATTGATTGCTGATCCTGCCGCGAACCGGGCGAGGGACGTCGCACGTTTTCTACCCTCAATAACTGCCTCCAAGTTGTTCTCGTTGGCAAGCTTAGTGACTTTTAATCTGTCACCATTCAGGTACCCTGACGGGAAATCAATTTCCGATTCCATTGTGCGCTTGATCAACGTCATCCCTGATCGTTGTGCCACCGTGTTGATCGCGAGCTTCGCAGCTTTCTTGGTGACTTGCGGCATCGTGCGCAAAGACATCTGCAGGGACTCCAAGCCTTCTACTTCAAAGATGTAGCTCATAGCCGTGTCACCTGCCAGATTTCTTCCAATGGGCCTACCATTGGCTCTTTCGTTGTCAGGGAAAACTTAGGACTCCCCCACCCGGTTAACGTTATTGTTACCACGCCCTTTGATTTTAGCGTTACACCTGCATCGGTCAGATTCGTGGTATTGAAGATAATGCGCTCAATGCCCTGAATCAGTTCTGCGTACCCGTCGGCGTCCATCTGTCCCAGATTTGCGATCTGGTTATGCCAGCGGACCGTGATCGCCACGGCCTCTGTCAACGATGAATCTTTATAGGTAGCGTCCACGCAAAACGCGTCGTGGACTGCTTGTCTAAGGTTTGCCTTGGCTAGCGCAAGAACCCCGGCCATGATTACAGATCCTCGTCTGCAGTCGCGGTTTTGCTGGTGGCTTTAGTCGCCTTGGCCGTTGTCGCCGCGGGGGTATCAGTGCCGGCAGTAGTGCTGGACGGCAGAGTTACCGCGCCGGTTTCAGCGGCTTCCAGTGGCTTGCTCAATGCGTCTTTGTGGACCGCTGAAATGTCAGCATATTCGGCATCGGTCAAGTTCACTTTGGTGCCGGCCTTGATGCGCAGGCGTTCACCATTGCGGAACAGGATCAGCGTTTTAGTTGCAATTCGAATTGGCATTTCTATCTATCCTTAATCTGGGATTACTTGGATGTAACCAGTGGCGTTTGGATCAACTGGTACCATCAGTGGTGAAGACTGGCTTAACGTGTATTCCACGCAAGGATCTTCGGTCATGTAATTCTTTGGATAGATATCCAGGGCGTTGTAAGACGCACTAGCATCCATGATCGCGCCGAAACAGCGAACACCATCGACATCTGGTGAAACCAAAGAAATACCACCCTGCGGCATCAGATAATCTAATGTGCCATCGGCTTTCTTGTATTTCTGGGTATTGATCCAGATATTCATACGGCCAGAGCCGGCCAGACCTGAAATGAAACCTGCGTATTCAACACCTTCCAGCCCTTCGGTAATGCGAGTGATAGAAGTTTCTGAACCGCCAATGTTTCGATCCATCAAGCCTGATTGCCCGTACAGAACATCCTTGTTGATAGATTTGAATTTATCCCAAGCGTCGCCGCCAAAGATGTAATCGCGGATCACGGTGCCTGAATAGGACAGGTCGTTAATGTCGCGTTTCAGATCCAGTAAGTCCGCAAAAGTGTTGTCTGACGTGTAACCGGTAGCAGTCCAGTCTACGGTTTGCGTCAATGACGCATCACGGCCAAAGTCCACGGTGACAGATGGATAGTCATCACCTTCGACGATGACTTTACCGGTCAGGATCGCTTGTGCCGCCATCCACTCCCAGCGGTTTTCGATCATCTGGCGTTCCATCATCATATTGTAGGCGATAACGGCTTGACGACGCTGCTCGTTAGTCAGCGAACCTGTGCCAATCGCTTCACCAGGTTGACGTGGTAGGACCTTGTTTGGATCTACAACGTGCTTTGGTTTCACATATGCGGGTTTGAACGTCTTGGTTGCATAACCACCATGGCTGATCATGCGACCTTGCGCCATTGGGTGAACGAATGGTGCCAAGCTGCGTTGGTCATCAGTCAGTTTATCAAATGCAATTTCGTCAGTTGTGAAATTGATCTGACGGGTGAAATAGTTCAGCCAGAATTTCGGCAGAGTGCGAATGCGCTGCTGCAGACCTGCGAGCTGGTAAGTTGTATATAAACCGGCCATGTCTTATCCCCTTAGCCTTTGATAACCGAACCGATTTTGATCTCGGTGCCTGTGAATACCGCACGACGCGCGGCCAGTGTTGTAATAGCTGCATCCCAAGTCAGTGCTTCGTGATTGAAGTAGCCTGAAACGTAGTAAGGCACTTTTTCACCAACTGCTGCAGCGTCCAGTGCGATACCGATTGCTTTTTGCAGAACTGTGTCAGTCGCGTCAGGATCGTGTGGTGCAAAGTTACCGGACGCATTCAATGCAATAACTTGGTATTTTGAGACGGCAACGGCGCAAGTGCCGGTCGGCGTTTCAGTGACGATTTCTTTTTCGCCGGCGAATAGGTCGAACGGTGTCCATGAACCCAGATCACCATTGCCTGCCAGATAGTTTGGTAATGCCATGATTAGTTACCCCCTTGCATAAATGCGCTTTTTTGACCAGTCGCTGCACAGAACGCGTTGATCAGTTCGTTTACTGCACTTTCATCAGACCCGGCGTCCAATTTTACCGTGTTGCCCACGTTTGGGTTTTGGGTAGCGACCATGGCGTCCGCAAAAACTTTCGCGGTGCTGGCTGGTGCATCCTGTTGTGCCTGCTGCGGTTGATCCTTAGCTGCAGCTGCCATTAAAGCAATTGCTGATTCGGCAGACATTTCAGTTTCATAAGCCAGGTGTTCAGCCAGTGCTTTGTGCCCTTCGGCTTCCGCTGCGCTCATAATGCTGCGAATGCGGGTGCGCTCGTCAACAGCCGCGTTAGTTGCTGCGGGTTGCGCTGCCCCAGACTGTGTATCAGTTGGTGAAGGCATTTCAATATTCTCCTCAGTGTTAGTGATCGCCGCTGCTTTATCGGACACGGCCCCCGCATTCGCATTGTCAGGGATCTGTTGCGGATCACCATCGTGTTGCTGGTCATCTTCGCCTTCGTCCCCATCCAGGAATGTTTTCAACGCAATATTAGCCGGTACCACGCGATCAATCAATCCTGTAGCCAACGCATCTTGCGCATTAAATACTTTTGCTTCGGTGTTATACACCGCGTCGTGACTAAGCCCACGGTTCTGCGCGACTAGGTTAACGAACGTCTCCCGCATTGTATCAACTTCCAATTGCCAGGATTTTTTTACGGCATCTGGTAGGTCTTCATACGGATTCCCCTCGACCTTATGATCGCCAGAATAGATGTACTCGACGTTTATGCCTGCCTGCTCCATTGCTTTCTGGTAAGACGTGTGCATACGGACAACGCCGACACTTCCCGCGTACCCAGATGGTGTGAGGTATACTTGATCCGCCACGCTGGCCAATGCGTACGCTGCAGACGCACAAAACGCATCAATCACGGAGATAGTCGGCTTCTGCCCGCGGGCCTCGAATAAGTCTTGCGCCAATTCAAAACATCCTGCGGCTTCTCCACCGCCAGAGTCAACGTCGAAAACAATCGTCTTAACGTCTGGATCTTCCAGTGCTGCGCTGTGCATCGCCCGGATATAACTGTATCCCGTCACCCAGCCGAACCAGTAGCCACCGAAACGGTTAATCAGCATCCCATGGATTGGGATAAACGCCACACCATCGGAGTAGGCAAATGGTTTATCGTCCCGTGAGCCATGGTATCCGTAGGCTGCGCACAGTTGCTTGTTACCCTCGGCCAGTGTGGTTAGGTACGCATCATCATCCGCGGGAATGCCGGCCAGGTGGTTAAACATCTGTGACATTTCTTCACGTGTAGTGACTTGGCTAAACAATGACGGCGCACTATTTATCCGGTTGATAGACGCTGAGATCGCGTTCTGAATAATTAATCCGGCGCTCATTGGTTGCCCCCTGTATCCGCCTGCTGATCAGTATTGTTTGAGTTGTCTGAGTTGTTTGAATCATTGCTTGCCGCTGCAGCCGTGGTGGTGCTGGCTGAGTCGATTGGTGTCAATCCATATTCTGACATCACGTTGCTTTCTCTTGCCTGCTGCTCCATGACTTGCCGCCAATCCAATCCAAGTTTAGCGCATTCAATTTCATAGGTGCTAAGTCTTGACGTGATACGCATTGCTGCAGCCGTTGTTTCCTTGAGCTCGTCAACCTGTCCAGTGCTTCCACCGATCCATTCAGCGTTACAGATGAAGTCTTTGATATACGGCTCATAAAACCATGCGCGGTTTTTCCCGGTCGGCAGCGGGATATTGCCAGCGTTCCATTCTTCCTCGAACCATAAACGGAAGATCTGATTCGCGAAACGGTCAGCAATCTGTTTCTTTTTCACCCGGTAGTGTTTTGCTGTCTCACCCATCGCGGCGCGTGCACTGGAGTAATTCGTATTAGAAAAGTCATGCGTGAATTCTTCCAGTGACATATTAAACGTTGCCGCAATATGTTTAAGCAGTGACGCCTCAAAGTCCGTACCAACGCCGCCCGGTGTGCCAGCTGGTAGCATAGTTAGCTTGGTGCCGGGGAACAGCACGGGTATTTTAGCGCCGGCCACGGTTAAGTTTTTAGAGGCCCCGGTATACGCCGCCAGTTGTTTTAAATAATTACCGACCAGGGTGTTTGTTTCCTTCCCATCTGGATCAATACCCATCTGTTGGTAAATCAATTCCTGCGGTAATTCTGACTCAATAGCTGCGGCAAATGACGCATTTAAAACCGCGCTTTGCAGCGTGACTTCTTGGTACTCTTTCGTCATGTGCATATGCTTGAGCGCCGCTACCATGTCGCTGATCCCACGCGGCTGCGCAATGGTCTTCTGTTCGAACAAGTGCAGCACCAGAGGGCGGCCCCATGGTTTGGTGGCAGGAACGTATGTCCAGCCCCAGTCGCCGTAAATGTATTCTTCCCCCGGGTACGCACGGCGAAAATAAAACCCGGTCTCCCGCCCGTATAAATCCATCTCGATGCCGGACTTTATCGTCTGGGTATCCATCTGGTTATCCGGGTTTGTAAGACGTTCAGATGGAAGCATCTGGATCGCCGTGGAGAATGGTCGGTCAACCTGTCTTAACCATTCGGCCGTGGCCAGGATCTCGCCCTTGGTTAAGTAGACGCCAACGCCCAGACGTATCAGCTCGGTGAATGTGTTGATTCTGGATGCGTCAAAAAAGCAGTCTGGCGAGTCCGCAATCGTATTGAATCGCGCCTCGACTATCTTCTGCATCTCGTCTGACCATCCCTGATCTACACCAAGCAGCTCCCAGCGCGGTTTTAGGTTAAGGCGGTATTGATTACCAACAATCGAGTTCTTCTGCGTGTTGATAGCACCGGAGACCATACCCATGTTTTGGGCCATGCTTTGGCTTCTGGCGTCGGCAAGATATTTATCCCGCCATACCTGCATCGGCCCGCTATCTGATCGAGGTGTCCACGCCAACAGCTCGCGGGAAAACCGTTCTGCACCTTCCAGACCGCCACCTATCGCCAAATCTTTGGGCGGCTCGCTGGTGGCCTGTGGTACATCTGGCAATTGTAGTTGCTCCATTAGAATATCGCTCCAATAGGTCCGAGTCCTAAGCTAGTGCCTTCTGCGGTAGCGATCTGCGATTTCAAACTCAGAATGTAGTTGAACAGATTCTGTTTACTCGCTGGTGTGAATTCGCCACGTTCGGCATTTTGATCAACGATGGTCACAACCGATTTTCCAAGCATTAGCTGGTGATACGCGGCTTGTGCCTCCGCCAATTTTGTTTTTAGATCTGCAAGTTCTTCTGCTGTCATGCAAGCGCCTCCGCCAATTTCTGAATTTCATCGATGTCCTGATCGGCTGTCTCGATTGTATATTCGTCACGCCCTAACGTGATAACCATTGGATTCTTGTCCCAAGTGTCCGCCCAAGACGGCGGTGCATCCCAGTTGATCGCCTCCAATCCCAGTATTTTAGGGGCTATCGCAACAGCATAAGCATACACTAGCAAGTCGAAAGCCTCATTTCTTTTTTGCTTCTTTTCCCACCCGCGCTCAGTTCTGACCTCCGCACAAAGTTCTTTATAGAAGTTTTCTGGTAGGTCAGCTGAGTAATGGACCATGCCTTTGCCGGGTTCAATACAGTCCAGACGGCCCGACAGGGTGTCTTTCATGACGTTGGTATTGATCATTAAAACGGGGATGTCTCCATGTGCTAAATTCTTGGCCGTTTTACGATTTGAGTCAGGAAAAGCAATTCGGGTTCGTGGTGCGTTTATATTCGGATCACCTTTAACCAGCATAAACCGACCGCCGTTTCCCGCTTTTCTCTGACGCTTCCAGAAGGCGTACGCGTTCGTCGTAACCCCTTCCATACCGCCGGAGTCACATGCAGTCATCTTGACTTTCATGACCCTACCTGACCCATCGTCCACTGGGTACGTCGCGTTTATGACATCCTCCAATTGCTGCCAATCTTCTTCATAAACATGCGGTTCCAGAATCATAGGATCGCCATCGACATCCAGTCTTTTTGACTTCGATATTGTAAATCGGTCAATCACATACGAGTCAAAGGGCTCGCCAGGTGCTATGCCTGTCACATGAACCACGAATGAGTTTTTCTGAACGTCCACGGTGGCAATGATGATCCGAACAACCGGCGGCACCGTGGCGATCTGGAATTGCTCGGCTCGGGCCATGAGCGTTTCAGGTACGCGCATAGACGTGAGGTCTTTGGATACGTAAGGTTCGCCCAGGTCGTTATTATAGAACTTCTTGAGTGATTCTTCGGACAGTGTACGGCGGTAGGCGTCCTCTGCATCCAAATACTGAACAACCAGTTTTTCCCATGTGGTGAATGCTGCAGCGGTTCCTTTCAGCCACCATGAGATAAAGTTGGTTTTTCTTGGCTTGCCTCGCATGATCCCGTCTGCATCGATTCGACATCCTTCTGGTACCCATGCGCCCCATGTGTTCATTTCGTACCGGTCATCTGGCGATATCTCAGATCCGCATTTTGGGCAGACCATGCGCACCGTACGGGCCTTCTCAAGGTTCGACATGATCGGATCCGGCTCGTACTGCAGGAGATTAAAATTTCCTTCAAAATACCCATTGCAGTGTGGGCACGGCCAGTACCAGCGCCGGCGGTCGCCTCGATTGTATAGGTCGAGGATCCCCGTGCATGGTGGTGCTTCGTGCGGGCCTCGCAGGATGTATCGTGGATCGAGTACCGGTCGGGACGGGCTGGACTCCGCAAAACACATTGCGAACTTGCCGAATGTATTTGTACGTTGTGACGCAAGGTCGAAGGCGTTACCGTCCCCCCCGATATCATCCGGGATACGGTCATAGTCTGTGATGATTACCCGGCCAACCGGTCGGCCTGCCAGCTCGGTGACAGACGGCCAGGATAGTGTCAGGATCATGCCGGACTTGTAGCGTTTATCGAATGTGTTATCCGCGTCTTTCGCTGCCAGTAGCCGGCGGCCTACTTCGGGGGAATGCTGGTGGAGTCGGTCGATTCGTCGAATCGAAAAATCTCGGGCCGCCGTATTGGTCGGGCAGAATACCATTGTGTCAAGCGGATCAACCACAACGGAGTAGGCAACGCCATTGATAATGATTGCATCCGTTTTACCAGATTGTGCGGGCCCACAAAACGCGGCTTTCACATAGTCACGGGAACTTAACGCGTTCATGGGTTCGACCATGTAAGGCGTGGTGTCATTCATCCATGGGCCAATGTATGAGCCAGGTGCGTATACCCTACGATACTTCTCGGCGGCTTCTGCTGGGGTTATGCGCTCTGGTGGCCGCAATTGGTCAGACGCGTCCAGGATGATTTCGGCGATATTGTTATAGTTCATCGTCTAAGTCCCTTACCTTTTTCGCATCCTCCTCGAACCGTTTAACCAGTGAGTCCGCTGCTTGATTTAATGTTTCGTCGATCATCTTCTGCAGTTTAACCCGTGCCTTTTCACTGAACTCGGTTTCACGTTCTACATTGTCCGCCAGAAGTAATAATGACATCCGGACGTGCTTAAATGCCTCACCTAATGCTTCAACAACTTCTTTTGTATTCCAGAGTTCGCCGGCTTTGATTAAATACTCTTGCCGGGACTTCATGCCCGCCCAGAAGTCTTTGGATAAGTTCTTAGGCAGCTCCCGCGCATTCATATTCTTTAGGCGGGTTTCAATATCATCGATTGGGTTTACAACCAGCCTTGCAACTTCCCCGATCTTCCATATCGAGTAATTATTCCGTGTACCACATGGCGGCAGCGTGATCATCTTGGCTTTGAGTTCTTTCAAATCCATTTCGAATATGCGGCACAGCTGGGTTAAGTTTGCGCCTTCATACAGCATACTCTCTGACCTGATATCTAAGGTCTTTGCGTCGCGAGTACGATCAGCTGGTTTTGTTATTCTGGCCATACTTATTCCTCAACTTTTTAACCATCTTTTTAAATACGTCCATGACATTCTCTTTGCGCTTTAACGCATCGAAAGTGTCCTGGTCTTTTGTGTAAACTTTTTTACCTTTGTCATCGTAGTAATAAGAAATGAAGTGCATGACTCGCACGGTATTCTTTTGGCCCTGCCGGCGAATGCGCCCGATCATCTGGTAATAGCATTCGAGTGATGCCGGAATATCAAAATAGATCAGGATGTGGCCGGACTTCTGCATATTCAGTCCGTGGCCGGCGCTCATTGGGTGCGCAAATAGGAGTTTTATTTTCCCGGCGTTCCAGTCTTTAATGCACTTGCCATCTTTGTCCATTACCGTGGCTTTCGGGTAACGTTTCTTTAGCCGTTCCAGCGTGCTTTTGAAATAGTAGGCGACCAGTAGTGGGCCCTCGGTGTTGTGCTCAATAATATCGTCCAGCATCTGATACTTTTCATCGTGCAATTCATAGACGTCCCGCTGGCGATAAACGACTTCTTCACCGTCTATTACATCCGCCACGTCATACGTATTGTAAATAACCCCGGACGCCATCTGCAGAAGTTTACCGGCCAGTGTCGCCGCCGAGTCCGCCGATATTTCAATTTCATCGCTGCCTGTATCGAGCGATATAACCATGTCTTTTTCCATGGCCGCATACTTTTTGCCGACTGCTTTAGGTATTTCTATTTCAATTGGAAGCATTTCGCAGGGTATTTCTGGCAGGTAGTCTGCTGCTTCCATAACCAATACTTTTTTAGCGACACGCTTCTGAATAATTCGATCTGCACCGGGGATTAAATTTATTTCTCGTGAGTATGAATTTTCTTTGAAATACTGATCTTTGTACTGCGTCATGCTACGACCTAATGCGGCACCCTGATCGACAATATACATTTGTGGCCATAGCCCAAGATAGGACTCAGCATTCGGGGTTGCGGTTAATATCACTGCATATTTCAGGCGTTTCACGATCTTTTTTAAGGCTTTGAAACGTGCGGTACTGGAGTCTTTAAAGCTGCTGGATTCATCAATCACCAGCATGTCATACGGCCATTTGCGGCGGGATTCCCATAGCTCAATCAGCCATTTGATATTATCGCGAGATACGATTGTGATAGGTGCCATCGTATCGACGGCTTTTGTGCGTTGGTCTGGTGTCCCGGAGGCTAGGGAATACCCCAGATAACATAAGTGCGACCATTCCTCAAATTCATTAGGCCATGTGTTGTTGGCCACTTTCTTCGGTGCGATAACCAGTACCCGACTGACTTCATTTTCAAATAATAGATCGCTGATTGCCGTCAATGATATGACAGTTTTACCGAGCCCCATATCGATGAACAGTCCGCACTTTTTTTCGCTCTTGATGAATGAGACGCCCGCATCCTGGTATTTGTGCATATCCGCCCGCCGGCGCGCTACGTTTTGCATAAGCGACGCCAGTTTTGATTTCGGGAACCCCGTAGACCAATTGCAGTTGTTCAATCGCGGACTTAGCATTGTCGAACCAGTAGCAGTGTGTACCATGTCGTCGCATCTCCTTCATTCTTTTTGTTTGGATCGGCCTTGGTTCTTCTCCTCGGCGTTTCATTTCTATAAAAATCACATGGCCATACTTGATGAACATACGATCAGGAACGCCCACGGTGCCCGGACTAACGAATTTCCCAGTCCAGATCCCGCAGGCCTTTGCATATTTGACAACTTCTTTTTCTTCATCCCGTTCTAGTCTTTCATGTAGAAGTGCCCTTGCCATCCTGCTGCCCCCAGTGGGATCCCCGGTGCCCAATCAATCGGATCAGTCATGCATCTGATCAGTTCATCAACTGTGTATTTTCCAATCTTGTTTTCCGTAACGATTTCGTCGTGTACATGGAAAACGGTTTTCATACCCTTCTTGTGGGCCCGAACCAGTCCTACCGCCAGGATGTCCCGTGAAAACGCCTGTACAAGGTTTTCAATCAGCTTCCCGCCGTGGGTGGATATCCGGGCCCATTTGCCGTTATCGGTACGCCCTTCATAGGTGAGCTGGGTTTTTACATACGGGCCATTTCGTCCATTGAGTGTCTTTTCTGTCAGTTCTGGTCTGCAGTAATACAGCTTGCGACCAGATGGCAACTCAATTGTCAAAAAACCACCTTCTTTCCGGAACGTAAAGCATAGAACCTTTCGAGTCCGTTTATCTCTGACGGTCTTTTCGGCTGCCCGCTCTAAATCATACCACGCGTTAACGATTTCTGGACAGAGTTCGCGGAAAGTATTCGTCGAGCTGTGCGCATCTTCTTTTGACATGATAATGCCCATGCCTTCCGCATATGCCCATAGCCCTGTTTTCTTACCATCGATGATTTCGCCGCCGCCAAGGCGGTACCCAGAACCAAGACACGCCGGCTTTGCTTGTGTTCGGTCATTCTTGTCCACTTCTTCATATGGCTTTCTCAGCCAGGCAGACGCAAAGGATTTATAGATATCGTGCTTGTTGTGTAAAACGTTTAAAATCCATTGGCAGTTAGTCAAGTATCCGATTGCTACAGATTCAATAGACGCGAGATCCGCAACCGTGAAAATATTGCCGGGCTGTGCGCATAATGCCGAGCGTACACAACCAACAATTGCGTCCATTGGGTTGCCACAGAAAAGCTCAAGACCCTCCAGGTCACACCTTCTGATAAAGCCATTTGCCAGCTGTAGCCGGTCAACCCCTTCGAGATATTTAGGTGTCCGGCTCAGGTTCTGCAATTGCACGATGCGACCAGCCCAGCGTTTAGTGCGAGACGCCCCGCCATACTGCAGCATCCCTTTTACCCGCCCATCGTCGCACGCGGCCTCAACCATCGTTTCATACTTCTTAATTGAGTTACGAGACACATCTGACCGCAAGGCAAACGCTTTTAATACATCGGGTGATAATTGGTATTCGCCAGAGTTTATGACTTTCTTCACCGTGTCTTTGTTGACGTCATCAAACGGGTACCCACGCGCCTGCAGCCACGGTTTCAGCTGGGTGACGGAGTTCGGGTTATCTAGTCCAGTTAGCTTCTGCATCTCCCGGACTTTCTTTGCGCGATATTCAGCGGCCATCTTTGTGGCATTCTCCGCCAGACGTTTGTCCACGAACACACCTCGGTCATTTATGATCTGATCCAGTCGGTAGATCTCCCATTCAAACTCCGAGCATGGGTTATACCGCATCAGCCGCCGTTTAATTTCCCATTCAGCCGCTGTATCGCCCCAGTTGTATGTCAGGTATTGTTCCCACTTTTCCGGTTCCATCTCGGGCAAAATCCACTTGTTTGGCTGTTTCTTGGTAATGCGCTGGGGTTTACTGAATAGGTTGATCAAGCTCTTTCCGATGGCTAGCTTCTGTTTGTCTTCGGGTATCCGCAAGATCTGGCCCACTTGTTCCAGCCCGCCAGCTAGCCCCATACTGAACGCCAGTGCCATGGTGCAGTAGCAGCTCGACAGTGGGGTTTGAATGTCTAAGACATGGCGTTCTATCTGTAACTCGAACGTGTTGTTATAGGCCCATTTCTGGACGCTAGGATCGAGCAGCAATTCAACGTATTCTTTCGGCGGCTTTGGTGACTCGGTGATGTTCCATTGGTATATTTCAGGCTCGTCGTCATGTGACTCCTGAACCGTATAACTCACCATCAGCACCTCGGTGGATGGATCGCGGGCGTATTTATAAGCACCAAAGGCTTTCAAGTCTGATTCTGACCGCGTTTCATAGTCACGGCTCATGATGATAGGCATAGGCTCTCCAATGACAAAAAAGCCCCTATGACGGGGCTCTGTTTTATGAGGTTAGTTAGATTTCATCATCATCGTCGTCATCGTCGGAATCATCAATATCATCCCACGCGTCAGAGTCATCCGGTGCACCGCCGTTACCTAATGCTTTGTCATCATCCCAGAATCGAACCGCTGTTAAGCCTGCGTTAATACGGGTGCCCCATTTGTTGTTTTGTGCCCAGAGGCGGATCAATACGTCAACACGGCAGCCCCAGTAAAAGGTTTCAGCGATTTCATCGGTACCTTCAATGATTTCCCCGTCTTTGTCACGGCAAACAGGTTTGCGGGCTTCTGACGCGGACATTTTGCACCAGCCTGGGAACTGCGCTTCCAGTGAGTTATCATCTTCACTTGGTTCGCCATCTTCGTCCGCATCAATGGTCTTGATAAACCAGCGGTCAGAAGGGACTTTCAGTTTGGTCTCGATACGCAAGGCTTTAATTTCACCTTTCAGCATGTCGATTGCCGCTTTCTGTTTGACCGGATCCAGCAGCGCGGTTACAGAATATTTAGGGATCGAAGTAGACTTTTTGTCTGAATCTTCATCATCCCCGCCACTGTAGGCTTTCGGTTTGTCCAGGTGGCAAAACGCTACGCGAACATCCTGCAACAGCATAATGTGGCCTTCAAACAACTTGAACCCTTTACCTTTCTGCTTCAATACTAAACGCTTCTTAGCCATGATTTCTAATCCCAAATGTCACTATCGTCCAAACTCTCTAACTCTTTGCGCCGGTCACTCGCCAGAGCTAACGTAGGCTTACCGGAGGGCTGCGTAGCCAGCTTTCTTATGACGGCTGCCACTACTTCCCGCTTTAGGCCCAATTTATTCCGCAACAGGGTTTCTGCCTGTGCGGGGCTTACCGTTGTCGTCTCAATCAAATCGTCTTCATCGAGTCCGTATAGCAGTAACGTCTCAAATGCCTTCCGATTGTCTTTAAACGCCCGGTTTGATCTGCCTGATACCAGTTTCATACCTTTCGGGACTTCGCCGGACAGGGCTTTGTGTTCCAATGCCTTTTTAACCGCTGCGAAGAACTCATTTGCAACGGTCTGCATCATCAGGACCATTACTTTTTCATCGGTGCTCAGCCGACTGGAGTTGCCTTTCAATTTCTTGTACGTCGCTGCGAGCTCAGCCCGTGCAACGTCCATATCCGCATCATCCATCGTTTCAGCTTCCCCACAATATGCCCCGGTAACAATGTCCAGAATGAAAGACATCAGCGCCGGGCAATCAGCTTTAACTCGGCACCATCGGCATTGTTCTGGGCCTGGGGTTCTCGGGGCGTCGATGGTCCATGCCAGTGCCATGCGATTCCTGAACCATTCAATCTTTCTCAGCAACGCCTTGATCGAGATCCTGAACTCCTGGACTGGGCCGAGGCGAACCTGCGCGATACACAACACGGCTTCTGTAATGCCATACTTCTGCCCATACCGTAACCATGCGCCGTAGGCATATAACATCAACTGATAGTTGTGGTCGGCATTAACCGGGACACCAACACCATATTTCAAATCCTTGATGATCAGGATATGGCCCTTAACGATCAGGCAGTCAATTGTGCCGCCTTGTTCCGGAAACTCCTTCCGCACGCCGTTATGCCAGGGGTGCGGCGGCAAGTCCCCAAATGTGACACGTTCTTCCACCAGTAGTAGGTCACACCCTTTTGCAGTCTCCATGCAGGAGGCTACATAATCACCAACGTAGTCCAGCATCTCGTGGGTTATCTCAATCAGAAACAACTCACTATCGCTGTACATGGGGACAACCATTCCAATCAGATGGTCCGGCCGTACCCCAGACTTGACCAATTCACCTCTAGATCCATATATATTGGCTTTTGGCGTCCAACCTCGATCCTTTGCATATAGGTCAAACGTATCAACTATCTCTCGGGCGGTGCGTAGAGAAATAATGGGTA